ATTTTCAGCAGCACCTTCAAGTGGCACAGGTAATATCTTTGTAAACTTTCTTGGTGTAACGGATGGTTCTACAACACCACCTGCAGCCAACAAAGGTACGTTTAAAGGTGATGGTATATTCCGAACAAATGTTCAATCTTTAAATACATCTACAACTATTCTTGCTACAGAAAATGCAAACGTAACTGGACCTTTTACAGTTGCAAGTGGAGTAACACTTACGATTGAATCAGGGGGAACATTGGTAACAGTATGAGTACATTAAAAGCCGATACAATACAAAGCACAAGTGGTGGAGCAGTTACACTTACTAAACAACACGCAGTAAAAACATGGTTTACATTAGGTGTAGATGCTGTATTAGATGACAGTTTTAACTGTAGCTCAGTAGATGACGATGGTTCAGGAGATTATGGCATACACTTTACTAATAATTTTGGTAATGCCTTATACTCATCAAGCATTGGAATGACTGTTGACGGATTGAATCCAAGAGGAATGGTTCAAAGTCCAAGTAAAGCAGCAGGTGCAGTTGAAGTAAGGCTAATGAGCATGAATGATGGAAGTGCTACAGAGTCCAATATAACACACGCAGAAATGCAAATTTGTGGAGACTTAGCATGAGTACAGTAAAGACTAACACACTTACTGGCACAACTTCAGCAGGGTCAATCGTTGTAACAGGTGAAGGTGGTTCTACTACAACTAATTTGCAACAAGGGTTGTGTAAAACATGGTGTGTTTGGGTCGGAGATGGTAGTGCAATATCTGATTCATTAAATACTGCAAGTCTTACTGATAATGCTACAGGTGATTTTACTATTGCTCATTCTAATGACATGGCTAGTGCTAATTATC